GAGAAGATGATTCTTTTGATGAGACAAAATTTGTAGATTCTACATATCTTCTGATGAATGTGGGATTCAATGAAAAATACAGAGAATTTAATTTTAGAAATAAACCAATCGATTATGTTATAGATAACTCAAATTATCAGAATGATGTAAAGATAATCAATCCAAAAAATATAGAATACATCAATGGTATTCCAACAGCAAATACGTCACAATCTAGTGGAGTTTGTGCAGCATTTAATGGTTCATATCTTGATGTTAAAAAAACATCTATATTTAATTTCTCAAATAAGAATAATTTTGCTGTTAGTTTTTGGGTAAACATTCCAGCAACACAATCAAGTGAAACATATACTTACAATTATTTATTCAATAAGAATTATTCAATAGATGGTGATACTAAATTTGTTAAAAAAACTGGTAGAAACGTCGGTAATCTGTATGAACAAAAGTCATCTGCCCAATACCCATTTGATATTAAATTAAATAACAGAACTTCTACAAAACCTTTTTCTTTGTCTTTTAAACAAAGTTCTGGGTTATACACTAACGAAGTAACTTCATCACAATTGGCAACGGGTAGTTGGTATCATGTCACCTGTCAAAAAACAGGAAGTAGTTATCAGATTTGGTTAAATGGCACATTAAATGCATCTGCATCTTTTAATATGGTCGGTAATACAACTAATGATAATAACTTCTTTATAGGTGGAAATGGAACATCTACTGGTGTATTTTCAGGTTCTTTTGATGAGATTCGTATCTATAATAAAGGATTAACATCAACAGAAATATCATATTTGTCAAATAATAGTTTTGCAAATGGTTATGCATATCAAACATCAAGAATTGGAAATATTTTTTATAAGAGTGGAATGGCCGTAGTATCTGATCCTAGACCAAAATATAAAAACGCGTTAATGGGTGAGACCGGTAATTATGATTATTCAAACACGTTATATGGATTTACTGGAACTTTTCGTGGTACAACAACATTTTATGAACATGAAATAACTTGTAAAATGCGAAAATCAGAATTCAATTTTACCATAAATCCAAGTGTTTATAAAGATAAAAATCCAAATGCAATTCAAGTAGAGGATTATACTACTAGTTCTTTTTTCAATCCGTATATAACAACAGTTGGGTTATATAATGAAGATAGAGACCTTGTTGCTGTTGCAAAATTATCATCACCACTTGAAAAAAGAGATGATGTGGACCTAAATATCATAATTCGATTTGATGTATAAATGAAAAGAAATGCAGTTGCGATAAAACATGGTTTTAAATCGGGATTAGAGGATATTACAAATGAACTCCTCAAAGAGTCCAAGAAAAATTACGGATACGAAACCGAAAAACTTTCGTATATTAAACCAGCAACAAACCACACCTACACACCAGACTTTGTTCTACCAAAGAAAAATGGTGGTAAACTTTACATAGAAACAAAAGGACGTTGGGTAAAAGCCGACCGAGAAAAGATGGACTTTGTATTCCAACAACATCCCGATATAGACATCAGATTCGTCTTTCAGAATCCAAACGCAAAACTCTACAAGGGTAGTAAAACAACGTATGCCCAGTACTGTGATAAAAAGGGCTGGCTATGGTCAAAGAAAGAAATTCCACAACAATGGTTGGATGAGTCCTTGTAACTCTCCCCAAATAGTCGTATATTATCTTCACTATGATAAATCACGACTTATTGCATCTGTTAGAACAAGTTTTAGGTAAGGGAAGAAAGACCTCTGGGGACAACTATTCCTTTTTCTCCCCATTCGTTTCCCACTACAAACCTAAACTTGAAATCAATCTGGCACCCAACTCCAAAAATCAAAATTTTTGGCATTGTTGGATTTCCAATGAAAAGGGAAGAACAATTCAATCCCTGTTTAAACGTATTCGTGTAGACCGACAACATTACGAAACCCTCAACAGAATCCTCAAAACAAAAGCCCTACATACTTGGAAGGATTCGACCAAAAAAGAAGAGGAGTTGAGATTACCACACGAGTTTGTTCGTCTCACGGACTTTGGTTCAATTAAAGACATCATTATCGGAATGCAGATAAAACAAGCGGTATCTTATCTAAAATCTCGTGGTATTCTTTCAACAGATATTTTTAGATACAACATTGGTTATTGTCCGAATGGTATATATGGTGGTAGAATTATCGTTCCGTCCTATGATGAGAATCTAAAGCTAAACTTCTTTGTTTCTAGAACAATTTTTGAAGATGTAAATTCAAAGTATAAAAATCCACCTGTGAGTAAAGATGTTATTGGGTTTGAATTATTTATCAATTGGAGAGAACCAATCACACTTGTTGAAGGTGTGTTTGATGCTATAACTGCCCGATTCAATGCCATACCACTATTCGGTAAAATTGTCCAACCACTTTTAAAAGAAAAGATATTGATTAGGAAACCACCGAAAGTTATTGTTGCCCTTGATAACGATGCCACAAAGGATGCCATAAAGATTTGTGAGTGGTTAGTTTCCAACGGAATTAGAACAAGTATTGCCAAACTTCCCGATAAAGATATAAATGAATTTGGATTCCAAAGATTTTCTCAGTATATTGATGGATTACCATACATAGATGGTTATGAATTGATGAAAGAAAGGTTATTAGTATGACAAAACAAACGCTGGTATCAAACAGAGTTAGTCAAGTCAACAACGTCATTCACATTGCAGACGTTCACATTAGAAACTTCAAGAGACACGATGAATACGAGTCAGTATTCCAACGTGTGTATGATTATTGTAAAAAAGAAGTACAACGAGACGTAAATACCATAATCTATCTTGCCGGTGATATTGTTCACACCAAGACAGATATGTCTCCTGAATTGATTGTTCAAACAAGAAACTTCTTTGTTAACTTGGCACAGATTGCCCCTGTTATTCTTATCGCTGGTAATCACGATATGAATCTGAATAACCGCAATCGTTTGGATGCCCTTACACCAATCGTAGATTCAATAGACACACCCGACTTCTTTTACTTGAAGGATACAGGGGTCTATACCTTCGGTGGCGTTCATTTTATTCTAAATGCCGTATGGGAAGACCCTGAAAATTTTATCACGGCAGAAGACGTTGTAGAGGGTGGTAAAAAGATTGTTTTATTTCACGGAGCAATTGACAAGGCAGACATTGGTTTAGGTCATCTCATCAAGAACAACCGATTGTCAGTTGAGAAGTTTAGAGGGTTTGACGCCGGTATGTTCGGTGATATTCACGCATTCCAATATCTCGACGGTGATGGTAAGTTTGCTTATGCGGGTTCTCTTATCCAACAAAGCTTTGGTGAAGGTTTAGTCCACGGGGTAGTACATTGGAATCTGAAAGAAGGAAAGTCCAAGTTTATACCTATCCACAATGAGTGGGCATACTACACAATTGATATTGACGGCGGCAATTTCATAAATCTACCAACAGAATTTTCAATCCACAACCGAATTCGTGTTCGTTCTTACAACACAACAAACTCTGACTTGTTCAAGGCAATCACAAAGTTAAAGTCCATCATCAAAGTGGATGACATTCGTATTCAGAAGTTCTCAACAAAACTGACTGGTAATAATAGTGGTTTAACGATTTTATTAGAAGATGTTCGTGATGTTGAATATCAGAACAAACTCATCTCATCTTATTTAGAAAAGAACTTTGCAGTTGAAGAAAAAGTCATTGACGAAGTTCGTAAGATAAACCGAAACATCAATACTCAAATCAATAAAACCGCGGTATTGAGAAATGTAATTTGGACTCCTGTTCTTTTTGAGTTTGAGAATATGTTTTCTTACGGCGGTAATAACAAAATTGACTTTACACAAATGAACGGAACATATGGTATCTTTGCCGCTAATGCGAGTGGTAAGTCGTCTGTGCTTGACTCCTTAACATTCTGTATCTTTGACAAGTGTTCCCGGACATTTAAGGCATCCCAAGTCCTCAACAACAAAAAGGATAATTTCCGATGTAAGTTTCAGTTTCAAATCAACGGACAAGATTATTGGATTGAACGGGTAGCCACAAAGGACAAGAAGGGGCACGTAAAGGTCAATGTTAATTTTTGGTATGAACGAGATGGTGAAACAATTTCACTCAATGGTGATGACCGAGATGGAACAAACCTTGCCATCCGAAATTATCTCGGAACATATGATGACTTTATTATTACTGCACTTTCCCTTCAAGGAAACAACACAAACTTCATTGACAAAGCACAACGTGATAGAAAAGATCTTCTTGCTCAATTCCTTGATTTAAATTTGTTTGAAGAATTGAACGGGATTGCCTCGGATGAAATCAAGTCGGTTCAAACTCTTATCAAGGAATTTTCTCGTCAAGATTACTCAACGAAGATTACAGAAGCCAATGACGAACACAAGAAGTTATCACTTCGGTTAGAAGAGTTGAATGAAGAGAAAAACCTACGCCAACGGCAGATTGATTCTTACAACGAAAAGATTATGGCTCTTACAAAGGCACTCAAACCGGTTGACGATGGTTTGATGAGCCATAACTTAGAAGAGTTGATTGAAAAGAAGTCAGAACTGGCGAGAAAGGTTGCCGCTTGTGAGTGGGAACTGATTGAGTTGGAAAGACACATTAAAGATGAGAATGACATTCTACAAGAAGAACAACAAAAATTTGACGGTATGGATTACGATGATATGACATTCCGAAAAACAGAAAGAGAATTCTTACTTGCACAATTCACAACCATTCAATCTGACCGTTCACGAACACATATTCGTATTTCCCACAATCAATCCAAGATTGATAATCTTTCAAATCATGAATACGACCCAAATTGTCAGTATTGTGTAAACAACGTGTTCGTTAAGGATGCAAAAGAAGCGGAAACAATCATTATAAAACTTCAAGCGGAATATGATGACTTAACAAAACAGATGAATGAGTTTGAAACTAAATTAGACAAAATTATAAGTTCAGATGGTGAGTTAGAAATTTACGCGGAACTACAAACTAAAATTATTGGAATCCAACGTTTCATCCACGAGATGGAAAAGAATATAACACAAAACAAAGCAAATTGTGTTGAACTTTCAAATACCACTACAAAGGTAGAAGAACTTATCCATAAGTTTGTTGAGAATGAAGGAACAATCAAGGAAAATAAATCAATTCAGTTGAAAATTGCTGACGTAGAATTCAAACGTGATGACTTGATTGGAGAAGTAAAATTAATCGATCAAGACCTTATTCATGTAAGTGGCGGTACAAAGGTTGCTGAAAAAACTATTCAAGATTGTGCAGACTTCATCAAGAAGTTGAAGCAATTGGAAACACAATATTTGGCATATGACTTTTATCTGAAAGCCGTCAATCGTAATGGTGTCCCGTATGATCTTATTTCCGAGGCACTTCCGAAAGTTCAAGCTGAAGTAAATTCCATCCTCTCACAAATCGTTGAGTTTGAAATTCTGTTTGAAACAGATGGTAAGTCAATCAATACATACATCGTATATGATAATGAAAACTTCTGGTCACTTGAAATGACTTCAGGTATGGAGAAATTTATTTCATCCCTCGCCATCAGAACGGCCCTTATCAATGTATCATCGCTTCCAAGACCAAACTTTATTGCTATTGATGAAGGTTGGGGTACACTTGATTCGGATAATCTAAACTCGTTATATATGTTATTTGATTACATGAAAACACAGTTTGACTTTATGTTGACTATCTCACACATTGATGCATTACGTGATATTGTAGATAAGGTTATCGAAATCAAGAAGGAAAACGGATTCTCAAACATCCGATTCTAACCTATGTTTTCTATCTTTCCATATTTATAGGCATAGTTACTGTGTCTATAATGGAGTGTCATGGAAAAAAAAACAAGATTAAAACGAGATTATGAGAGGCTAAATACTCAATTTATTGATACCACTCCAAATTCTCCTTTCTTTTTTAATGTAACATCAATTCCCGATATTTTAACTATCGGAAAAAATGTCATTGGAGT